GTTAAAGGTGAAGGTTCCGCGATTGAGTATGACAATGCTCAAGAAGCATGGACTGCACGCTACACACACGAAACAGTTGCGATGGGTTTCTCAATCACTGAGGAAGCTATCGAGGATAACCTGTATGACTCATTGTCATCTCGTTATACTAAAGCACTGGCTCGTGCGATGGCGTACACGAAGCAAGTTAAGGCTGCAGCAATCCTTAACAACGCCTTCGCCGCAGGCACCACATATGGTGACGGTAAATCCTTGTGTGCTACCGATCACCCATTGGTATCTGGTGGAACTAACTCTAACACGCCAGCAGTAGCGGCTGACCTCAACGAGACATCGCTTGAAGCAGCAGTTATTCAGATCGCGGGTTGGACAGACGAGCGTGGTTTGCTTATCGCATCTCAGCCACGTAAGTTGATTATCCCACCAGCACTGCAGTTTGTGGCAACTCGTCTCCTAGAGACAGAAGGTCGTGTCGGTACTGCCGATAACGATTTGAACGCATTACGCAACAACGGGTCAATCCCTGAAGGCTATGCGGTCAACCACTATCTGACAGACACCAATGCTTGGTTCTTGATGACTGACGTACCAAACGGTCTGAAGCACTTCACTCGTGCGCCAATGGCGACTTCGATGGATGCTGACTTTGATACAGGCAACAGCCGCTACAAAGCCCGCGAGCGTTACAGCTTCGGTGTATCTGACCCATTGGGTATCTTTGGTTCTCCCGGCGCGTAAGCGTTTAGAGAACTTGGTAAAGGGGGGCTGCTTCGGTGGCCCCTTTCTTTTTGTTGACTTAGTTACCACCTCAGTGGTACTTTGCTAATTATCGGGAACATCCCGTGGATCTGACAGGCCCGACTGACGACATGCAGACAGATCCACTTAACTCGCATGTGAGGACATATTCATGGCGAATACCACCTTTTCAGGTCCAGTGACCTCTACCAACGGCTTTGTTGGTGATATTAAAGTTCCAACTTATACCGTAGCTAACGCTCCATCTGCTTCTTCTGCAGGTGCAGGTACAGTTGTGTTCGTTTCAAACGGTGCGGCTGGTTCCGCTATCTTGGCTTTCTCTGACGGAACAAACTGGAAGCGTTCTGACACAGGCGGCACAATCGCAGCATCGTAAGGGGGTGAAGCATGAGTGATCGGTTTCAACCGCCTAGCGAAGAAGAACTAGCAGCTCGTGGTTTGGGGACATCTAAAGTCCGTGCCCGTAACACAGATGGTACGCTTAAAGCAGACGATCCTTCTACGCCTGATGTAAATGAGGCATGGGAAGATAAACCTGCTACCAAGAAGCGTGGTCGTCCTAAAAAGAAGAAGGACTAACATATGTCTTCTGATGTATTAACCAAACGTGTAGCAGGCACAGGATCGCTAGGTGTAGGCCCAGCGCGAGTTCGTCAGGTGCAGGTTTTAACAGGTGCAGGTGCGGGGCGTCTTACAGTTACTAACGGTAACGGGGGCACTACAGTGTTGGATATTGATTTTCTAGCGTCTGACTCCCACTCAATCAATATTCCTGATGACGGTATTCGCTGTTCCTCAGACGTGTACGTGTCTGTGGCGACAAACATTACTGCCATGACTTTCTTCTATAGTTAGGAGGGTGTTATGCGGGCGTATTATAAAAAAGGTGGGGGTGTAAAATCCCCCGCTTGGACCCGTAAAGAAGGTAAGAGTGAGTCTGGCGGGTTAAACGCTAAGGGTGTTGCCAGCTATCGGAAAGCTAATCCCGGTAGTAAGTTAAAGACCGCTGTTACCACAAAGCCCAGCAAGCTCAAAAAAGGCTCTAAAGCTGCCAATCGGCGAAAGTCTTTCTGTGCACGTATGAAGGGTATGAAGAAGCGCAACACAAGCGCAAAGACAGCCAACGATCCTGACAGCCGTATTAATAAGAGTTTGCGGAAGTGGAATTGTTAGATGGCTATCAGTCGTGCCCAGATGGGTAAACAAATACAATCGCCTCCCTCCAAAGTTTCTCAGAAACGGAAGAAGAAGGTTGCAAAAAAACGTAAGAAGGAACTTAATGCCGTACCTAACAAGTAACATTCCATACTTTAAAGCATGGGTGCGCAGGGAGTATACGAAAAACTTAGAAGGCTACCACGGAGAATTTTTACACGCTATGGTCGTTGCAGTAACCACAATGCCAAATAGAACACTTAGTTTTCAAGTGATTTTTACTGGCTGCGAGTCTGATGACACAGATGAACCTAACGTTCATGGCGGAGCTATGTGGGCACGTATGCCCCTCACGGCGCTGGTTGCTGATACACCACTAGAAGAGTGGCCTACTGAACTACCACCATATTTAGCGCAACCGTGGGATTGTATGTCACACACGCACAGTGTGTATAAGATAGAACGCGCTTCTCCTGCACCGTGGATAGCCAAAGTAGATGGCGAGTTTTACCCTGCTAAGTATTACTTCACTGTTGATTATACTGATAGTGAAGTGGCTGATGACCCAGCGCAGCACAAACAAAGCCACGTACTTGAATTGTTAGACGCTGGAGAGTACACAGGTAATATAGTAGCTCTACCAAATAATCGGGTTCGTGTTACGCACCCTGCGTGGTTTGAAACGGGCCAAGGCGCTCCAGACTTTAAACCAAACCAACATTCATATGGCTCTAAAGAAGATGTAGATTACGTCTGGGATACAGGCCGAGTATTTAACAACCTATACAAGGATGCTGACAATGAAAATGAAGAGTAAGGGCTATAAAAAAGGCGGCAAAATGAAAAAGTACCAAGCTGGTACTATGGTTAGCCCTGATGAACGCGCTATTGAACGTGGTAATGCTGCTATGGATCGGATTAGCGAAGAGGGCACCACGAACATGATGGAGGGTATGGGAGCTAAAGACCCTCGTAGCATGAGGCCCAAGAAGCGTCCTACGGACCCCCGCAGCATGAAACCTAAAGCTCGCCCTGAACCCATGACTAAAAAACAACAGCGTATAGCTGGCGCGAAAGGGGCAGCTTCACAGTACGACACAGGCACCCGTGACACTCCCGCTTCTGAACCAGTGCGACGTCAAGGGGCTAAAGATACTGCTAAACGTCAATTAGATAGTCTAATGGGTGGTGGCGCTAAGAAAGCACTTGGCATGAAAGCTGGCGGCATGATGAAGAAAAAAGGTTATGCAGCAGGCGGTATGATGAAAAAAGGCTACAAAAAAGGTGGTAAAGTTCGTGGCGCAGGTATTGCCCGTAAGGGCGTGCGTCCAGCTAAAATGAGGTAGCTCATGGACTTTGATGACGAAATAAAGCGCATGAAAGACCGTGCCTTTAAGAAGGAGCTAGAGTTTCAACGGAAGCTAAATCCTGATGTGGATAAGGTTAAACAGGAATCTCAAGTTCGCAAAGGCGTGTATGGGCGTGGCGGTGGTGGCGGGGCCATGCTTGATCTTACGCAGCGCCCGGGGGGTATGCGTATGCCGCCAAAAAAGAAGTTGAAGGCTGGTGGCAAAATTCGTGGTTATGGTTTAGCCCGTGGTGGCAAAGCCTGTAAAATGAGGTAGCTATGCGTAGATATTACAAATCTGATGGCTGCGGCTGCTCCAAATGTAGCAAAGGTTACAAGAAGGGCGGCACAGTTAAAGATGCGTGTTACCACAAGGTGAAGGCTTCATATAAGGTTTTTCCAAGCGCATATGCGAGTGGAGCTATCGCAAAATGTAGAAAGAAAAAGGCGGGCAAGTAATGGCTGTTCGTAAAACCGCAAAAGGTGCTGCACTTAAACGCTGGTTCAAGGAGGACTGGAAAGATGTTAAAACAGGCAAGCCGTGTGGCCGTAAAGAAGGTGAAAGCCGTGGTACACCGTACTGTAGACCATCTAAACGAGTTTCTAGCAAAACTCCAAAAACTAGCGGGGAAATGACGAAGGCTGAGAAGAGCAAACGTATAGCGCAAAAGAAGCGTTTAGGACAACCAGCGGGTAAACCCAAACGTGTAGCCCCGTTAAAGAGGCGTAAGAAATGACTACATCAGGCACCACAGCGTTCGATATGGACTTCACCGAGATAGCGGAGGAAGCATGGGAACGTGCGGGCCGCGAGATGCGTTCAGGATATGACCTACGTACCGCCCGTCGCTCTATGAACCTGATGACTATAGAGTGGCAGAACCGTGGTATTAACATGTGGACCATTGATTCTGGTACGATAAACCTAGTAGAAGGCACTACACAATACACTTTGCCAGCAGATACTATTGATTTGCTTGAACACCAAATACGTACTAATAGCGGCAATACTTCGACACAATCTGACCTTACCATAAGCAGAATCAGTGTAAGTACGTACGCGTCTATACCTAACAAGTTAACACAAGGGCGTCCTATACAGCTTTATGTTGAGCGTTTACGTGATGCGCCCAAGGTAAATGTGTGGCCTGTGCCCGATAACAACAATTACGTGTTATACTATTGGCGTATGCGTCGTATTCAGGATGCTGGGTCTGGCGTACAGACAGCAGATATGAACTTCCGTTTCTTCCCGTGCCTTGTTGCTGGGTTGGCTTATCACATTGCTATGAAGGTTCCTGAACTGGCTGAACGTATACCGATGTTAAAAGCTGTGTACGACGAGCAGTTCGAGATGGCTGCGGGCGAGGACCGAGAGAAAACAGCGGCACGATTTGTGCCTAGAATAGGTAGGATTGCCTAATGACGACTAGGTTTGCATCAGCAAAGAAAGCGTTAGCGCTCTGCGATGTATGCGGGTTCCAGTACAAGTTACGGGAGCTAAAGAACCTGTTTGTGAAAGGCCGAGATACGAATATAAAGGCTTGTCCTGAGTGTTGGAGTCCAGATCACCCGCAGTTAAAATTGGGTGAGTTTCCTGTTGATGATCCGCAAGCTATACGTAATCCACGTCCCGATCAGAGTTTAGGAGCGTCTGGAGATACAAGTAGTCGTGGTATTCAGTGGGGTTGGAACCCCGTAGGTGGGGGGGATGATCCGTTTGGGCTTACCCCTAATGATTTAATAGGTGTTGGCCATGTCGGCCAAGTTACCGTAAGCATAGCATAGGAGATGAGTAATGGCTAAAAAATTAACTGACCTAACTGGAGATGGTAAGGTAACGCAAGCAGACGTATTAAAAGGTCGTGGTGTGTTTAAAAAAGGCGGCATGGCTAAAAAAGGTTATGCCAAAGGTGGTAAAATCAAGGTACGCGGCACAGGCGCAGCGACTAAAGGTTTGTACGCACGGGGGCCAATGGCATAAGCTATGAATTATACCGAGCTGAAAACTAACATCGAAGACATCTGTGAAAACTCGTTTACAGATGACCAGCTCGCTATGTTCACACAGCAGGCTGAACAGAAGATATACAACACGGTGCAGATACCTGCACTGCGTAAGAATGTTACAGGTACGGTGACAGCAAGTAATAACTACTTGTCTTCCCCAAGTGACTTTTTGTACAGCTACAGCCTCGCTGTGGTAGACGGTAGTGGTGTGTACCATTATCTCCTTAACAAAGATGTAAACTTTATGCGAGAAGCGTACCCCAACCCAACATCAACGGGGTTACCAAAACATTATGCCTACTTTGATGATGACACGATCATCCTTGGACCCACCCCAGACAGTTCATACGCTATGGAGTTGCACTATGGATACTATCCGCAATCTATTGTTACTGCGGGTACTACATGGCTTGGTGAAGAGTTTGACTCCGCACTACTAAACGGAGCTTTGATTGAAGCTATACGCTTTATGAAGGGTGAACCAGATATTGTTGCAATGTATGAGAAGATGTACTTGCAAGCTATCGCGCTACTTAAAACCTTGGGTGACGGCAAACTACGTGAAGACGCATATCGCTCGGGGCAGTTCCGAGTGCCAGTAAGTTAAGGAGACAGAAATGGCAATTACACAAGCAATGTGCACATCCTTCAAAGTCGCTCTATTGGACGGCGAGATGGATTTTAGCGCAGACACATCACAAACTTTTAAAATCGCTTTGTATACTAGCGCAGCGGATTTAAGCGCCGATACGACGGCGTACAGCGTCACGAACGAGGTGTCAGGTACAGGATACACCGCAGGGGGTAATACGCTTACTATATCTACTGCCCCTACTAACGGCGGTTCTGGTACTACAGCGTTCTTAGGTTTTGCTAATACGACGTGGACTGACGCCACGATTACAGCTCGTGGAGCGTTGATCTACAAAGTGGGCGGCACTAACCCTGCCGTTGCTGTGTTGGATTTCGGTGCAGATAAAACTTCTACAGCGGGTGACTTCCAAGTTCAGTTCCCCACAGCGGACGCTACAAACGCTATTGTACGTATCGCTACTCCGTAAGGTGGCTAGATGCCGTCTTCTGTAGAATACGTAGGTTGGGGTTCGGGTGCTTGGGGCCAAACGGCTTGGGGCACTGACCTAACTATTGTCTACGTTGATGGCGTAGCAGCCGAAGGTGCTATAGGCACTGTTACTGTAGACGCAGAAGCAAACGTCGCAGTTACAGGCGTAGAAGCGGTAGGTCGCATCAATGATGTAAGTGTTGATGCTGAAGCCGATGTACTCGTACAGGCTGTCAGTGCTGTTGGTTCTATAGGTACAGTAACGGTTAGTGCTGCTGCAGAGATACCAGTAACCGGAGTAGAAGCCGATGGTGCCATAGGCACTGTCACTATGACCGGAACGGCTAACATCTTCCCAACAGGCGTAGAAGCCGATGGTGAAATCGGTACAGCCACGGTTGACGCTGAAGCTAACGTAGCGGCCACAGGCGTAGAAGCCAATGGTGCTGTAGGCACTGTTACCATGACTGGTACAGCTAACGTATCACCTACAGGTGTGGAGGCTGATGGTGAGATAGGCGACGTATTTATCGCGTTTGGAATAACAATTCCAACCACGGGATTGCAGGGAGACGCAGAACTTGGTATTGTAGCCACATCAGCTAACGCAGATATATCTGTTACAGGGCTTGCAGCTACGGGAATTATTGGTTTCGCCAACGTATGGGGCGAGGTCGATGACGATCAAACACCTAACTGGCAGGCCATAACGACTACACAATCCCCCAGTTGGGGTGCTCCGTCTAATACGCAATCCCCGAGTTGGGGCGATATAAACGCTTCTCAATCTCCTTCATGGGGGATCGTATCTGAAACACAAACTCCAAACTGGCAAGATATAGCCGCATGAGGACTGAAACATGACAACGCAATACTCACCGATACTTAAACTTGCTCTGCCAGTTCAGGGTGAACTTAGCGGCACATGGGGCGACGTAGTTAACGACAACATCACGTCGATGGTTGAACAGGCTATCGCGGGCCGTGCGGTTATTGATACGTGGACCACAAACTCACACACACTCACCAGCGCCAACGGTACGACTTCAGAATCACGTTGTGCTATGTTGGAGCTTACCGATACGGGTACAGCGTTGTCTGGCGCGGGTACAGTTGTATGTCCTACAGCTTCTAAAATTTACATCGTAAAGAACGCGACTGGGCAAAATATCACCGTACAAACTTCTGGTGGTACGGGTATTCTCGTCCCTGATGGGCGCACTACGTTCTTGTTCTGTGACGGCACAAATGTCGTTGAGGCGCTCACACATACCACGTCTCTACAGTTGGGTACTAGCACAACAGTCACAGCGGTCCTTGACGAGGACAATATGGCCTCTGACAGTGCCACATCTTTGGCTACGCAGCAGTCAATCAAGGCTTATGTGGACGCGCAGGTTGGTGCCAACAACGAGCTATCTGAGGTTCTTGCTAACGGTAATACATCTGGTGCCAACGATATCATTGTAGATAACGGCCAGAAGATTACTACAAATACCATTGACGAGACCACAGCAGCGGCAGGTGTTACTATTGATAGCGTCCTGCTCAAGGATGATGGCGTCAATGCGACGAACTTAGAAGTAACAAACATCAAAGCGAACGACGGCACAGCGGCAGGTTCTATTGCAGATAGCACAGGTGTGGTCACGGTAGCGTCTGCGGTCCTTACAACAGCCGATATAAATGGTGGTACAGCGGATGGCGTAGTTATTGGTGGTTCGACTCCTGCAGCGGCTACGGTTACCACAGCGACAGCCAACACAAGTCTTACCATTGCAGGTACAACCACGGTCACTTCGATCCTTGACGAGGACAATATGGCCTCCGATGACCCTGCGGGTCTAGCGACACAACAGTCCATCAAGGCTTACGTTGACGCGCAGGTTGGTGCGAACAACGAACTGTCCGAGGTTCTTGCTAACGGCAACACGACTGGCGGTAATGACATCGTATTTAGCGCAGGAGACAATATTTCTAATGCTTCTGGAGACTTCACACTAGACGTTGCAGGAGATATTAATCTTGATTCTGACAGCGGCTACGTTCTGTTTAAAGACGCAGGGATAGAACACGCTAGAATATTTCAGAACAACTCTGGTGATGTAAATATTTCTTCTCAAATCTCTGACAAAGATATGAAGTTCTTAGGCAACGATGGCGGTGTAGGATTCACAGCCCTCACCCTTGATATGTCTGAGGCGGGTGCGGCTACGTTTAATTCTACTGTCACTGCAACTAACTTTAACTTTAGTGGTCAGCCTAACTACTCTGGCAGTTCTCTTGGAGTTTACGCGGGGGGTACATTCCTAAACACTTCTGCTGCCACTACTGGATTTTTAGGTGTTGGTGGTCAGGGCATGGTGAGTTGGTATACATCAGGCGTTGGTTTAGCAGGTGCGGTAACAATCAATGAAGCAGGAGCAGACGCCGACTTCCGCGTCGAGAGTGCCAGCAACGCTAATATGCTGTTTGTTGATGGTGGTAATAACCTTTTAGGTGTCGGGATGGCCCCTGATACTAATGTTACGTTAAGTGTTGGTGGAGCAGTTGGTACAACAAATGGTTCAGCAGCGTCACCTACGCACACATTTTACAGTGATCCCAATACAGGTATGTTTAGAAGGGGAGCAGACCAACTAGGTTTTTCTGCGGGTGGAACTGAATATGTGGCAATGGGTAGTTTTGGTGTTGCAACTGACAGTTTAACAAACGTAACCACTGGTGCTGCTTTAGACATATCTGGTGCTGGTGGGGTGATTATTAACGAAACTGGCGCAGACCGTGACTTCCGCGTCGAGAGTGCCAGCAACGCTGATGCATTTAAAGTTGATGCAGGAACAAGCATTGTTCTCATGGGGGCAAGTTCAGATGTTGCAAACAACAGTCAGCCAAAACTATCCGTAACAACATCTTATAAGGAAAGTTCCTCAACTAGTTATGACGGAACTCTTTCACTTGTAGCAACTGGCGGCGGGTCCACAGGAGGCCGTGGCCCACAGATTATCTTTACGGGTGAAGACGGTGCGTCTGCCCGTACATTGGCTAAGATTGATGCGATTAAGGAAAACTCCACCTCTGGAGATCACGATGGGGGTTTAATTTTCCGCACCCGTAAAAACGGCTCTAGTTTACCTGCTAGATTGCATTTGCTGTCTTATGCCGCAATTTTCAATGATGACAACGATGACACAGACTTCATCGTCGAGACTAGCAACAGCAGTGCAACTTTATTTGTAGATGGTCAATACGATGGTGTGGGGATTCATACTACCTCACCTGTTTCTTATGCCAACGCACAGGCTGTTTTGTTTATAGAAGATAATACAAGTCCTGCCATTGCACTAAGCGATACTGGTCAAACAAGAGACTGGTATATGGTTGCTCAAGGATCAGGTTTATATTTTAATTATGCTGATGGTTCTAATACAGGTAGCTCATCTAACATTACTGAAGCATTTCAAATATCTAACGGTTCGGCTGGTGCAATATTTAATGATGGCGGTGCTGACCGTGACTTCCGCGTCGAGAGTAACGATAAAAATGCAATGTTCTTCAGCGATGGCGGGACAAACCGTATCGGAATTAACACTTCTGCGCCCGGTGCGGTTCTTGATGTAGTATCCGATGACGGAAGTATGCAGGCCGCTGGTATTGGTGTTGTACGGGCGAGACCTACTTATGCAGGAGGTCGTTACTTCAACGCATTTCAAGCATTGGGTGGTGCTTCTGGTTCAAGCGATACAGGCGGTATGCACATTGGTGCAATTTCGGACAATAACGCAGACATCACAACGGGGCAGTATTACAGCACGTCTGGCCTGTATATTCCTGTTTCTACGTCAGCGACTAAAATGAGCATGTCTGGTGAAAGTATATCATTTCATGCAGACAGCGGTTTGAGCATAGGAACGGGGCATTATCCTACAGAGTTGATGCAGATTAACGCTTCTGGCGTTGTTGTAAACGAGCAGGGTTATGACCGCGACTTCCGCGTCGAGAGTGACAGCAACAGCCATATGCTGTTTGTTGATGCTGGTACAAATGCGGTTGGATTTAACTATAGCACTCCCGGCGTATCAAAATCTTTTGCTTCCACTAACATAACTTCAAACTTTCATATTAACAGTGATGATTCCATCAACGGGCCATTTTTCCAATACGCGGGCAGTGGGGTTTTTGTTGGTTTACAAAACGATGTCGGTACGGGAACCCGTTACTTCTTAAGTTTTGGCGACAGTGGGTCAAATAGATACGGGGATGTTACCTCAAACGGTTCTGTAATGACCTATGGAGGGACTTCCGATTATCGTCTAAAAACAAATGTTCAACCAATGTCGGGTAGTATTGACAGAGTAAAACAGTTGAACCCTGTCACATTTGATTGGATTTCTAGTGGTGTAAGTACAGAAGGCTTTATTGCCCACGAACTTCAAGCAGTAGTGCCTGATGCTGCAACGGGTGTAAGAGATGAGGTTGATGACAACGGACGACCCATTATGCAACAGGTTGACCCACGCCATGTTGTGCCGCTCTTAACCTCTGCACTGCAAGAAGCTATCGCTAAGATCGAAACACTCGAAGCCCGTATCACGGCGCTCGAAAACGCTTAACCCAACGCCATAAAAGGAGAAATGACCATGGCTATTACTTGTACTTGGAGCGTCAATGACATGACGCATAAAGATTCAGACGGTGGAGTATTCCTCGTCTATTGGTCTTGCGTAGCGGCAAGCGACGGCACTCCGTCATACACTGCTAATGAAGGCGGCAAGCTGCGTTGTGAGTATGACGCATCAAGCCCCGACTTCATTCCATACGCTGATCTAACTGAAGCCACAGTGCTTGGTTGGGTTTACGACAGCTTAGTCGAAGGCGACGAAACAGCCGACGAAGCGAAAGCGCGTGTCGAAGCAAACCGCACAGCAAAAGTTCAAGGTCAGATTGATCGCGCAGCAAGCGACTCATCTGGCGTACCTTGGGCATCTTAATTTAACTTAAAGGAGACAAACGATGGCTAAAGATGAAAAGAAAACCATCACTGTCAACGACATTGAACATAACGTCGAAGACTTATCGGAACAGCAAATTGCCATGGTCAACCACATTTCTGATCTTGACCGCAAACTAGCCAGTGCGCGGTTTAATGTAGATCAGCTTCAGGTAGGTCGTGAGGCGTTTGTAAATATGTTATCTGCTTCGTTAGAAGCTAAACAAGCCGCAGAGTGAATGAAACATGAGTCGCACCGTTCAAGAAGCTCACCGTCGTATAGACGAGATCGAGCCAAGAGTAACTAAATTGGAGACCGAAGTGCACATTCAATTCAAAGAAGTGTTCACTCGGATTAAGCGTTTAGAAGCT